CTCAAACTTTTTAGGGTGTGCAGCAAGATGTTCAACGTTAAACTCCCAGTTCAGATCCTCACCATTCATATAGATACGAGTCGCTTCAGGGTCGATAGTCACCTTCTCATCAATCACATATGTACACAGGGAAGCTAGTCCCTCAGGTGAAATAAGCATCTAGAAGAAAGAGCCTCTTTCTTTTTAATGGTGGTATTTCAGGTTGTAGCCTGGGATGCTCGAGATGTCGAAGACGAGTATACAATCACTGCTTACGGAAGAACACCAGAAGGTGCTTCTGTTGCCCTATCGTTTGCATTTCAGCCTTATCTCTTTGTGCGTTCATCAGACATGGGGAGCTTTGCAACGTACAAGACTGTAAAGACTCGGGAGTTTGTAGAGGCGAAGGATCTTTGGGGGTTTCAAAACTCAACCAAGGTGAAGTTTGTCAAGCTCGGTTTCAAAACTCTGAAGGATATGAAATTTGCCGAGTCAAACCTCCGTCGGCGGTATGCTGGAGCCAAGAAGAACCAGCACTTCATCTATGAGGCGAACATCGATCCTCTTTTGCGTTTTATGCACCGCACAGGCATCTCATCAACTGGCTGGATCAATACGGGTACCATGTGCATCCGGTCCTACAACAACAATTGTACATTCGATCTGTACTGCCAGGACTGGAAGTCGCTCAAGCCCGTGGAGCGCGACGATATTGCTCCTCTGAGGATCATGTCTCTCGACATTGAATGCTTCTCAGCCGATGGAAGCTTCCCAGACCCAGAAAAGGAGGACAATGTGGTGTTTCAGATTGGAATGACAACCAAGGTGTTTGGTAAGTCTGAGTACATCGATCGCACCTGTCTCTGTCTCAAACGTACAATGTCGTACAACGCCAAGTCTTTTACAACCGAGAAGGATCTCTTGTGCGCTTTCCAAGAGCACCTCCAGAAAATTGACCCTGACATCATCACCGGGTGGAACTTATTTGGGTTTGACCTCGAGTATCTCTACAAGCGTCTTGGAATTTCAGGGTGCACACCAGATGCGTATGTATGGGGGCGCCAAAAGGAGCGGACGGTGGATCTCGTCATCAAGAATCTGGCGAGCAATGCACTCGGTAACAACATGCTCAAGATGGTGCCAATGTGTGGCCGGTATGTGTTTGACCTGTTCCAGGATGTGAAGCGCGAGCACAAGCTCGAGAGCTACTCCCTGAACAACGTATCGAAGCACTTTCTGAAGGATCAGAAGAATGACATGCCTGTCAAGGAGATTTTCAAGCGATATGCGGATGGAGACGCTCATCTGCTCGGTGAGGTGGCTGACTATTGTATCAAGGATACAGAGCTTCCACACGATCTGATGACCAAGCTTTGCACCATTCAGAATTTGATTGAGATGGCAAAGGCGACTTGGGTACCTCTGAGCTTTCTGAGCGAGCGTGGTCAGCAAATCAAGGTGTTTTCGCAGATGACTCGCAAGGCGCGCGAGCTCGGTTTCATGGTTCCGACAATTCCATACAAGCGCGAGAAGGATCCGGCGGATGAAGAAAAGTATCAGGGTGCGACTGTGCTAGATGCTCAGACTGGCGCGTACTACGGACCAATCACAGCACTCGATTTCGCGAGTCTGTACCCCAGCATCATGTGCGCCCACAATCTCTGCTACTCGAGTCTGGTGATGGACCCCAAGTATGACAACCTTCCTGACGTCCAGTACGAGCAGTATGGGCCATACAAGTTTGCACAGGGTACTCAGTCTCTGCTTCCAGCCATTCTGACTGAGCTCAAGGAGTTTCGCAAAAAGGCGAAGAAGGATATGGCGGCTGCGGAAGGAACACCTATGGAAGCGGTCTACAATGGCAAGCAGCTCGCGTACAAGATTTCGATGAATTCAGTCTATGGCTTTACTGGGGCTGTTGGGGGTGGTATACTTCCCTTGGTTGCCATCGCTTCTACTGTGACTATGCGAGGCCGCCAGATGATTGAAGAGACGAGGGACTATGTCGAGGCGAACTTTCCTGGGGCCAAGGTGCGCTACGGTGACACTGACTCTGTGATGGTTGAGTTTGATGTCGGTGACCGCAAGGGTCAGGAGGCGATCGACTACTCGTGGGTTCAAGGTGAACAGGCGGCTGAGGCGTGTACCAAACTCTTCAAGGCTCCGAACGATCTCGAGCTCGAAAAGGTGTACTGCCCTTACTTTCTGTACTCGAAGAAGCGCTACGCCGCCAAGATGTACGAGAAGGACAAGCAGGGTAACATCGCATTCAAAAAGATTGACGTCAAGGGTCTACAGGTTGTTCGTCGCGACAACTGCTTGTATGTGCGCGAAGTCTGCACGGCTGTTCTAGGTCATATCCTCGAAGGTAGTGACCCTGCCCCGGCGATTCGAGAGGCGAAGGCGGCGGCAAAGGAGCTCTTGGCCGGCCGCGTCCCGATGGAGAAGCTCACATTGAGTAAGCAACTCGGCTCAGATTACAAGAGTAATAACCATACACATTTGACTGTTCGCGACAAGATTCGTCAGAGAGCACCAGGATCTGAGCCGCAGCAGGGTGATCGGGTCCAGTATGTAATTGTCGAAGGACCAAAAAAGGCGAAGCTTTATGAAAAGTCCGAGGATCCAGCATGGGTCCGCGAGCACGGAATCAAGCTAGATTACAACTACTACTTTTCCAACCAACTCAAGAACCCCATCACCGATCTTCTGGAACCACTCATCGGTGAGATGAATATTTTTCAAGACATGTAATAGATGCACAGCACACTTGTATTGACATCGCTCCTCATAGCATTTATTTGGGCTATAAATTCAGTCGCCCAGAAACATGCTATGAACAACATGAGTTACCCCACCGCAATGGCTATATTCGCCGTAATGTACTTTACAGTTATGCTGTTGTACATGGGACATCACAAAGAGCTCATTAGCAAGGAGATCAAGAACATCATACCTTCGGCTATTTTGCTGATGATGGCTGCAGTCATACTGAACTTTATCGCCAATGTCCTGTACTTCAGACTTGTCAAGGCGAATGGTGTTTCAATTGTGACGGCTCTGACTTCAACCATGCCCATCTTTGTTGCTCTTCTGTCATTCATAGTGCTTCGGGAGAATATGACACCCAAGCACATTGCGGGTATTGCAGCTATTGTTGGGGGTGTTGTATTAATTTCGCAGTAGATAGAAATGCTTTCCGTTCCATTCATCGCAGAGTTTCTTGCAACCTTCTTCTTTCTGTCCACGATCCTGATTTCAGGTCAGCCAGTACAGATTGCAGCAGCACTCTTGGCTGCAATTGCCATCGCAGGCCCCCTGAGCGGTGGCCACCTGAACCCAGCCGTCAGCACCGCCTTTTTCATGAAGGGCGACCTGTCTCTGGGCAAGTTTGGCGGCTATGTTGTGGCCCAGATCCTGGGTGCAATCGCAGCCATTACCTTTTCCAACTATGTAAAGAAGAACCGCGCTTAGATTATATGGAGGCACGTATAGCCCAGATGATTGAGGAAGAGGTGGAGCGTCGGGTGAATGACAAGCTCACCAAGGTTCTGGAGTACATCTCACAGACATATGATGTGTCGATCAAGCAGCTCATGAAGGATTCCGCAACAATCAATCCTATGAGCGAGACCTGTCTTGGTCTCACCGCCAAGAACAAGCGCTGCGGAAACAAGGCGTGCAAGAATTCAAGAAATGGCTATTGTTCGAGGCATCAGAGCCAAAAGCCAACTGTAGTCCGGACCGTCTCAACTACAACTTTACTAAATCCACACAATCACCCACCTTCACAACTCTTTGTAAAAGGTTGTCCGGGTTGTGACCGTCGACCGAGAACGAATATGTTGGTTGACTTCTAGCTTAGAGATTTTTGTCGCTTATATTTTAGGATGAGCAAGTCAGATGTGCTACTCCAGGCCATAACCAAGTTTTACCAAGATGAAAAGCATAGTCAGATTTTGCTCGATGTACTCAGCCACCGGAACGGTATATCTCTGCGAAATCTAGAGTATTTTGTGACCAACTACTCCAAGAAACATAACCTCACGTATACAACTCATGCGGGACGTCCGTTTACTGTGCACGTCGCGTACAAGTCGAGTCTCGATGGTTACTCGAAAAAGTTGTTTGATCCATTTTGCCGGACGGAGCGCATCACATTCAACATTAATAACCAAGATATTGTCACTACGGTAGCCCAGCTGAATTTCATCCGCTGGTGCATCATCAACGGTGTGATTCACTTTTTGATCAAAGAGAAGCGATCCGAGCATACCCATCCGCAATCGAAAGAGTTGTGTAGCCATAATAATACACAAACATGCTGTACTGAGACTGAAGTTCCACTGCATACTCTGGGTTGAAGTTGATGGTCAGGCGTGTAATATTAGACTTTAGTTTTGAAAAATCAATGTACCCACCCTGTGTGTACTCCTTTGGAGTCAAACCAAAGGAATACATGTATATATTCTTGATAGGTACGGTGAGACCAGAGTCCATAGGAACTTTGAAGCTGAAATAGAGGCCGGTGGCAAATGTAGACAAAATGTCGATGTTATTCAGAGTGATTTGTGCACTACTCAGAATGTCAATGTACTGACTCCTGATTCCGCTAAAGTTGGTGTAATTCACAGATGATGTGATAAAGTCGGTTGTGTATCCAAAAGAGTATCGAGCATCATAGAATCTCGTGTTGGTCTCGTACGATTTACGCTTTACAGCCCACAAGAGGAGGCTGACTGGGAATGCAGCAGTCAAAGGAACTCGGAATGCGTTGTTACTTCCGTCAGCCACTGAGAGGACCGCCTCCTTCTTCACCTTGTTCACCTTGAATTCATGAGGACTACTTTTGAAGTAGGCTCTCTCCTCTTCTGAAAGGTAAATCTCCTCAACTATCAGCTGAGGTTGACCCACCAAGTCTAGCTTTGTTGGGTTGTTGCAAAACCAGGACCACTCGTTAAACTCTATGACAATGTATACAATTTGATTCCACATGGCGCACATAGGCAGGAATGGCTTGTCCAGACGCTGCTTATTCTTTTCAAAGTGCGAATGACGCCTGCAAAAGAAGAAATCGAGAGGGATCATCATGTCAATCTGGCTGTTGCAGACGCTCGAGACGGTTGTACTCGTGGAAAGTAGATTTGCCCCACCATTGATGCATGAATTCATCGAGAGTCGCTCGTCAGCGTCAAGGAAAATCTGATCACGGATGATATACCAGTCATCAGTGAGCTCCTCGATGAGCTGACCATCTGCGAACAAAGACACCTTTTTTATGATAGCTCGGCCAATCTGATCAGTGTATCCATACGGGTTGAAATAGATGTTGCTCAATGGGAGTGCTGGAAGACTGCACTTAAGATGCATATTACCAATTAGGTCCCCCGTCTCCTTGGGCCGGAGCTCTACCCGAACCGTGTTCCCTATATACGCTGAACTAGACAGATTCACAACTCTCTGACCAATCGAGGCCCTGGAAGGCTTTGTGAATTGGTCAGAGAATGTGCGAGTGTTGCCGTCAAGATGCCCATCTTGAGGCCCGATTGCATTCAGGGCTATAATAGCTCCTTCACCAGAGGTGCCCCTCATCTAAAACAGAGACAGATTTTCTTTCCACATGTCGGACACGGGTTTTGTTGTTGTAACCGCGAGCTCAGTGCGCGTCTTCTGAGCCTCCGAGACCAACTTTTCAATATACTCTTGCGTGTACTCGTACGTTTTGGTATTCAGCAAGAGGTCAATCTGGGTAAACCCAAGAGTCTTTAGCTCATTCTCGAGCACAGCCTTCGGCTTTTTGAACACCACCAGCTGACTTGACACCACCAGCTGTACAAACCGCTTGCGCTCATCCAGTACCGCCAACTTTTGAGTCAGGACTTGGATGATGTGAGACTTGCGCTTTTTCAGATAGCTGTACCGGATAGTAAAGTAATCCATTAGAATATCAGTCACACAGCCATACTTTTTCGGTGTTCCATTGTGGATCAGGTACATGTTGCTCGTGTGGAAAGTCTTGCTGAGTGGAAGCTGAGTCTCCTTGGCTCCCCAAATCTTGAAATCCACCTTGTTCTCACTCGACTGATTCTCGTAGCGGACATCGAGCTTGTCCAACTTTTCCTTGAGATCCTGAGTCCACACACCTGGTGGAAGCTCTGTAACGTGCATGACATCACCACTCTTGGTGTAGATCGCCTTGGCCACCCACGTAGTCTGATTCAGACGCTCCACCTCGCCACGGAACCCTCGCCAGTATGGCTTCATACTCACGGGGGCCTCTCCGCGCATCATCCGCAAGATATTCTCCTTGATGTCGACAGGGTTGTATGGCGGAATGTTGCACGAAAACCCAGTCCCGATACCTTCAGCGCCATTCACCAGAACCATAGGAAGAACTGGTACGTAAAATAGAGGCTCCACCTTGTCACCATCCTCAATTGCATACTCCAAAATAGGATCGTCTCGCGCATCAAAGATGGACCGAGTCTGAGAGTTGAGCCGAGTGAAGATGTAACGTGGGCTCGCAGCATCCTTGCCACCCATCAGACGTGTGCCAAACTGACCAGATGGCTCGAGCAGATTCAGGTTGTTTGAGCCTGTAAAATTTTGAGCAAGCCCAATGATGGTACCCTGTAGGCTCTGCTCACCATGGTGGTACTGGGTCTGCTCAGCGACATACCCAGACAACTGAGCCACCTTCATGTCCGTCCCAAGGTTCTTCTTGAGGCAGGCGTAAATCACCTTGCGCTGACTCGGCTTCAGACCATCCATCACATGTGGGATGCTCCGATGAATATCCTCAGCAGAAAAGTTGACCAAGTCGCGCTTGACAAAGTCAGTGATACCAAGCTCCTTGATCTTTCCGTATGGAACTGCAAGACTCGGAGTCGCCATGTGACCCAGAAGCCACTCCTTCCGGTCATCCGACTGATCCTTGGCAAAGGCCAAACTCATACTCGTCTCGGAGTTTTCATCATACTTGAACCCAACTGTCAACTGCTCAATCTTTTTGAAGTACTCCTTCGCCTCGACCGATGTGCTCGTACCCAGACCCTTGTAGTACTTTACGGCACCCTTGATGTTTGACTTGCGAAAGTCATCCTCTGTAAAGAACCAAGTTGAACCAACCTTGATTACTGGGGTGACCATCGAACACAGAAACCCGAGCTTCAGAAGAGATGGCCAGAAGCAGATGATCATATTCAGAACCAGACCCTTGATGTGACTCCCATCGAGGTCCGCATCAGTCATGATCATAAGTCGGCCATATCGGAGATCCTTGATGGATGAGTATACCCGACCATGCTGCAGTCCGAGAATCTGCTTGAGGTGAGAAAACTCCTGATTGTCAGTGAGCTGCTTGACGCTCGCATCACGCACGTTGCGGGGCTTTCCGCGAAGAGGGAACACTCCATACTTGTCGCGACCCACCACCGAGAGACCAGCCACCGCCAAACTCTTGGCAGAGTCACCCTCTGTGATAATCAGGGTACACTGCTCACTCTTGGAGGTTCCAGCCCAGTTGGCATCGTCAAGCTTGGGAATGCCTGTGATGCGAGACTTTTTCGACCCATCCGTCTTTTTCAGCTCCTTCTTGAGCTTGACATCCTGCATCGCGCTCAGATGAGTCTCCAGACCAGACGCGAGGAGATCCTTGATAAACTTGGGCTTCAAATCCACCGCCGCCTTGATTTTGCTTGTGCATTCAGTCTTGGCCTGGCTTGAGAATGTAGGATTCACAATTGTCGACTTGACAAAGATGGAGAGACCACTACGAATCTGAGCAGGTGTTGCCGTCTTGCATTTTTTGCGCACCTCATTGACAATCTGGCTAATGACATGGTCGACGTGAGCTCCGCCCTTGGTTGTGCACACACCATTCACAAATGATACTTGCTGGAATGTGTCAGAGTAGGTGGCGAGAATCTCCCAGTTGTCCTGCTTGTGCTTGGCCCATGACTCGCACTCAGTCTCGTACATCTCAGCATACTCCTGAAAGTTACCCGCATCAATGTGTACATCATTCAGATACACCTTGCAGGAGCACCACATGGCTGCGTCATACACACGCTTCTCAAACAGCTTCTTAGTCTGATCGTACGTCACACCAAACTTTTCGTAGTCGGGTTGAAACTTGATCTGCACACTAGGCTTCGCCTTGGACTTGACGATGACTGGCTTTTCACACAAGCTCATGTTGTTGCGCCACATCTGGGTGTAAGTCTTGACTCCATCAGAAACCTCCACCTCGAACCACTTTGAAAAGATGTTGGTGAGTTTGGCACCATAGCCGTTCCGGCCGCCAGTCACTCGCTCGACATTGTCATCATAGTTGGAGCTCGTGAGGAGGTGGCCAAAGATGAGCTCGGGTGTGTACACACCCGTCTCAATGTGAATCTCGATGGGGATGGAGATGCCATTGTTCTTCACACTGATACTCGCAGAACTCAGACCAACGTCGATGCGCTTCACTTCTTTGGAATGCAGAGTATTTTGATCAATTGCATTGACGAGAATCTCATCAAAGATTTTCAGCAACCCCTGACTGACGGGGGAGGTTTTCTGAACAAAGTGGTCGCCATTTTCAACCACCCATACATGTTCCGTTTCGGGCACCACTGAACCGACATAAGAGTCTGGCCGCTTCAGAATGTGCTCTGTGTGGGTGAGCTTCTTGTACATTAGATATACAGTAGCTCGTATTTTTAAAGCTTCGCTGCAGCAAGCAGAATTGTAGCAACAGCCGACATTGTACTGATTGTCATGGAATCAAGCGTCACGTACAGAGCCTCAGCCGCATCCATAGCCTTGTGGTGCACGATGACGTCATCTAGACCAGATGGTACAATTGAAATGAGGGCGGTCCGTACAAAGTTTTTGCGAACCATAGAACCCGAACGCATAGCCCGCCTAATTGTTGGGTGCCTGGCCACCCGCCGAACATGCACACACACCTTCTTCGGTGAAACGATGCCTGGCATTTAACTTATATAGAATGCGATTTAAATCTTAAAGCTGATACTCACCTTTTATATATGAAAAGTGTTCGGGTGTTTGTTTTGTGTGCATTCCTGGCACATACAGCTCGCTGGTGCGCCGAATACCTCTACTGGACATATTGCGCTCGATCATTCTTCATGTCTTTCGTATCATATGGTTCTCCAATGTGCGAAACATTCAGAAGGGTTGCGCACACCAACCACCTCACTATAGTAGACGTAGCTGGGCGAGGCCTGGGATTACTAACCAATACATAAAGTAGAATAGTAGGGGGGTTTTCATATACTCGGATCCTGGCGTTTTCGAATAGTTCACCGCCTCCTTCATCCACTTGTCGAGTTCCTCCCATGTCATTGCTCGATCGGCACTCGGAGCTAGCCTAGCCCCTGAAACCTCTCTTGTTGTGACATGCTTGTACTTTCTCATAGTATGTGTATATTCATAGCATGCAAGGCACACTTTCCTAACCTTCGACCCAAACACCTTGTAGACGCTCTGGTTGAATGATAGATTCAAAGGTTTCTGAGTGTGCCATGAACATATCCAGTCGAGCTCGTGTTCAAAGTCGCAACTGAATGAAATGTCCATAGGAGCTTTGCAGAGATGGCATTTACACCCCCAGCTCATAAACATACGTTAAAAAGGGTGCCTGTTCTTAACCCAGGTTTGGAAGCCGACCCAAGCTGTAATAGCTAAAAATGCCTCCTTCTATGCTCGAGATTGCTCGCAAGGAGTTCCAGCGCGAGGTTCGCGCCTACGCCGACCCGCAAGCTCGGGTGACTCCGGCCCTTGCAGCGCCTCGCGTGGTCAAGAAGGTTGTGCCACTACCCGTGATTCGTGACGAGTACTGGCACAAGCTGTACGAGTCCGCCCTGAAGGACAAGTTCAACGAAGAGCATGCCGCCAAGTTTGCTGATAGTGCTTGGCGCTGCCGTAAAAACTCTGTCAAGCTCTCAGACGAGAAGAAGAAGCACGCGCCGCCCATCCTCGCCAAGCCGCCCCCTATGACCTGCCAGTCGATGAACGTGCACAAGCGCTCAGACGTCAAGTGCCAGGCTCGCACGCTCGAGAACCGCCCCTGCCCCTTCCGCGCATCCAGCAAGTGCGGCAAGTTTTGCAGCAAGCATGCGGTGTAATCACGTGTGTGAAATTTAATATAACACAATATAAATGGACTTTTACAAGTTTCTGTTCTGGATAGGGTTTCTCATTCTCATATTGTCTCATGTCATTATGCTTCTAAAGGGTCGCATGCTCCAGCATGCTATTATAGCACTAACTGGTACAGCTTTGATGTTTGTAGGATCCAAGCTTGGTAGAGAATTTTTGGGTATAAAATAGTGTACAATAATACAAATGTACAAGGCTGTGCTGAAACACAGAGCGCTCGGAAAGTCTTATCCAACCGTGGCTAAGAGAAATCCCAACCTAGGCAAGGAGGTTAAGAAGGAGTATGAGCAGCTGACGCGTGTTATCCAGTCCCAGACTGTCAAGAATATGTACACCCTCCCATCAAACAATACAACCCGCGTCAAACTCCAGGGCCCCCTGAAACCCTCCCGATTTGGCCCTCAGGCGCCCAAGTTCAACTTCAAGCCTTTGCCACCAGCAACTCTCAAGAAGCGCGTTATAAAAGTAGTTAAATGGAATGACCCCATGTAATAGTAATGAAGACTGTTGAGACTCTCAACGGCTCCAAGATTTACATTGGTCAGAATGCCAAGGAGAATGACATTCTGACATTCGAGGTGGCGTATCCGGATGATTTGTGGGTGCACGCCAAGGATGCTCCAGGGGCTCATGTAGTCATTCACGGACCGTGTACCCCAGAGTGTATAAGAGAAGCCGCAAAAGAGGCTCTTAAACACTCACAGGCAATCAGACCCATTGTAGATGTTTGCAAGGCGGGTCACGTAAAAAAGTTTGGCGGAGCTTCTCCAGGTCAGGTGCAGATTATGAACAGTTGGATTTATAAAGTGTAAGTACCAGACTCTGAAGTTCTTCGTGTGTTGCAACCATCATCTTAATCCTCAAAAGGCGCTCCGCCTTTTTAGGATCGAGCGGCAAATCCGCCAAGTAGTAATTCATATGTTTTATGATCGGTTAATCTCCAAGTCTACCGTGCTGATGAAGAGGCTGAGCTCCCAGATGGACCCAATTGTGGGAAAGGTGCGAGTGACATACCCCGACTTGGTCTTGTGCTCGTTAAAATGAATGGGCTTCCAGTTTGGAAGCCGTTTGGCGGCGTGTAGGTTCCGCATCGAGTCATCGACAAATATGTGGGTGTGGTGCTTTGGAAAGTTGTACGCCTCCGGCTCTGGTTTAAGTGGACTATGGAGGAGATCGTCTGGGCATTGTACGTAAACCTCGCTACTGATAGCGTGAGCCACCTCACCAGCCCACTTCATTGGTGCATTTGTAAACAAAGTCACCTTCCAGCCAGTCTGGGTAAACTTGTGAATTTCGGCAGCCTCCTTCTGAAACTCGGTGCTTGATAGAAGATCCCAGAGGCGCGTACGTACCGGTACATCGTACACAGAGTCATTAAAATCCGAAGTGTCGATACCGAACGAATCGCGTAGGCCACGAGCCGTATGTCCACTTGCGGATACTAGCATGCCATTGAGCCGGTTTGGCTGCTTGCATGCCGGAACCTTGTTGCGAACATATCGAACACAGTTGTCACGGACATGGTTCAGGAGTTGGCGATCACGGATGAGCACACCATCGATATCAAGCAGAAGAGACTTGCCCGCCATATATACTTAGAAAGTTCCAATGCTTTATACCTAGATGGGTTGGGGAATTTGCTTCGCTCTTGATACCCACGGACGCGTTTACTGTGCTGACGGATGCAATTGGCGAGCCACTAAGGATGACTACGATGGATACCCACAGTGGCCATCTGCTCGCCAGTCTGTCCTCGATTACTTCGAGCATGAGGTACACAGTGAACTCGATATGATCCGAGACGAGTGTCCTGGGACTGCTGCAGCACTCAAGGAGGCGTGCGGTGAGCACATCGATTATGCCTTGGGTAGATATAACCGTTTGACCGATCAGCAAAAGACTGAACTTCATAACGAGATGATGGAGAATCTCAAAGAACAGATTGATCTGCTCGAGGAACGGAAAAAGTCTGCATATGATAATTACATTCATCGCCGTAAGGCGTTCAAGGATTACAAGCATCCAACGAAAGAGCCAAAGACTCGTATCGAGGAGATTGAGAATACTATGAAACCACTTGATTTCGAACTGTTTATGGAATATGCAGCGCGTGATTACGATACAATGAAGTCCGAGCTCACAAAGGCGAAGCGCGATATGAAACTCGAAAAAATGTTCACTCTAGAGTAATGTATGAGATTGTTCCAGGACTATATCTCAGCAACTATCCAGATGCTGTGAAAAAAACTCCACCAAGAGCGTTTGTTGTCAACTGCTCTAAGGATCTTCCATTTGTATCAGACTATGGAGTCAGGATCCCTATAGATGATGATTTGAGTGATGAGGCGATGCACGGCCTCTTGTGTAGCTTGCCCAGTGTTCTCGAGTCGATTGATGGTGTACTCAAGAATGATGGGAGGGTTGTTGTTCACTGCAGAGCAGGCCAGCAGCGATCAGCAGCTGTCATGGCTGCATACCTGATGAGGAAGGGTATACTTCTAGATGATGCTATCAAGTATATCAAAACGAAAAAGAAGGATGCGTTCTTACACTCGGTCAACTTTATGCCCGCTCTAAAAATATTTGAAAATAGGAGGTGTACGTGATGGTTCAGCACTATCAAGGCGTCTACAAAACATGGCCCAAGAGGTATTTTACAGGACTGGACCCGAGTCAGAAGATGAAGCGTGAGCAGGAGCTTCTGACTCGGTCACTCTCCCAGCACCCCAAACTTGGCAAGACTGATTTGCTCGCCAAGCCCCGCAAGTCTCGCTGGACCCAGATGTTCCACGAGAGATATCCAAACTTAAAGTTTAACAAGAATGCCATTTCTGCTCGAACTGGGATTCCAAGATCCACCCTCAACACTGTGTACAACAGAGGTATGAAGGCTTGGCAGACGAGCGGAAGCAGGGTAGGGGCCAACCCACAGCAGTGGGCGATTGCACGAGTATACAAGTTTGTACTTGTGACAAAGAACAAGGTGCCAACAACACGCATCGATCCAGATAAAAATTTACGTTAGGTTTTTTTCGTATTCCACAGACACCAGCATCCTTGCTTGATAGTCTCTACAGCCTGCTCCACGGCAGCCTCAGCAGCTTCCTCGGCTATAATCTCTAGTTTATCGACAACCTCCTCAATAATCTCTTCAGACTTCTTTTCAATAATCTGCTCCATTTATAATGTCACACATTATAAATGATTCAGAGCAAGCCTGTACTCCTCGCAGCACTTATCAACCTGATTGCAATTGCATTCATTCCGCGCATATTCACCAACCCGACCAACATCAAGATTGTTGATGATCTGGTGTCATTTCTCCGCCAGCAGCGTGTAAATCTACTGACGAGCACAGTGTACGCATGCCTGCTCATTATTGGTGTGGAGTATGCTATGGAATACACTGAGGGAGTTCAGTCGCCACTGAGTGGACCATTGTCCGCGTTGACTGGTGGTCCTGGTAGCGCAGCTTGAGCCTGTGGCACTCCTTCATGTGCTCCTTGAGCGACTCAAGCTCTGGGTCACCCCACTCCATCTCTGGCTCATACAAAAAGTCTGTACCACCCACCTTGCGTCGACCAGTCTTGATCACATATGGAGTCTTGACATACTCCTTCAGACCTCCATACTCCGAGATGATGACAGGCTTGTCACGCATCGCCGCCTCTACTGCCCCCATCCCGACCCCCTCGGAAAAGGAGCAGTTGACATAACAGTCGCATGATTCGTGAATCGAATCGAGCTGCTCATTCGTCACAAGCCCGTTGATTATAACCACATTCGGCCACTTTGACTCTATCTTCTGTCGGCAAGTAGCCTTCAGAACAAGACGAGCATCCGGGAGGTTAAGATCGAGAAAAGCTTGGATGAGCTGGCCGATATTCTTGCGAGGATCGGCGAGGTTGCCTATACTGTAAAACTTGTATGTGGGACCATCCGTTAAGCACTTTGGCATGGGTGGATCAGGGATCCAGTGTCTCAGGACCCGCCAGTCACCAGTGGGAAACTGGTGGGAAAGTACTCCTCGCGCAAACTCACTCGGGCAATAGATGACGTTTGAAATGTCTAGGAGTGTACCGTATGATGGGTGTACAGTCTCAGTCTCACACACAGTCATGTAAATCATCTTTTTGCAAATCTTTGAAAAGAGGGTTCGGATACGATCGAGTTGCCAAGGAACTGGTAGGAAGAATGCAAAACCAACATCATACTGGGTCTGGCTCGGATTCTGATCATATTGGCAGTATTCACCATTCATGAGTTCTGCATAGCGCATAGTCACTTGGCCGATTCCCGCGAGAGGGTTGGGGCCGACAAACAACCATTTCATTTCTGTAAGTATAATAGGATGAGCGTGTTTAATGTATTTTTGCTGAGTGTCGCTGAACTGTTCGGTAATATCCAACTCAAGGATTATGCCAGAGGAGGGATGACAAAAAATCTGATTGGAGGCTTGGGAGGATATTTGGGTGTTGTATATTTTCTGAGTCGTAGCTTCAGACAGGGTAATATTATGTGGGTAAGCGGGATGTGGAATGGAATAGGGGGAATTCTAATTCCAGTTTGTACATTTATTTTTCTAGGTGAACGGATGAATCATACATACCAGTACTTCGGGTTGGTGTTCATAGCACTCGGTCTCGCAATGACTCAGCGAGGAGGTATAGCATATTAAAAGAGTTGAACGCCAAAATAATATATGGCTCCTAAGTTTCTGTATACCGCAGGACTCGAGAACACCATCGACTATACTGCATGGGAGAAGGATGAACAGGCTCTTGTACGTGAGAGTGTCAAGCCTGGGGCTTGCGTTCTAGAGTTGGGTGCTCGTTTCGGTGTTGTATCTTGGGCTATCCAAGAGAAGCTGGCAGACAAGAAGAAGCATGTTGCGGTGGAGGCTGATTCTGTTGTGATCCCAGCCCTAGAGGCTAACCGCGACAACAATGAGTGCGAGTACCAGATTGTTAACGGGGTGGTGGGGTCTCGCGAGGCTTACTGCTTCTACCTCAATGCTGGCAGTTTTGTTTTGTTTGATGACGAGATTGAGATTAAGAAGCCAGAGGCGATGACTCGTAACTTTACTCACTTTTCGATTGTGAAGAAGCACAGCTGGGACGAGCTCGAAGAGCTTGTTGGTGGAAAGTTTGACACGATTGTGGCTGATATCGAGGGTTCATTCCCCGAGTTTATCCGTGAGCATCAGCACAAGTTGGGTCAGATTAAGACTGTGATGTACGAGCGTGATGGTCGCTCAGGTGCTGATTACGCATTTGTCGATTCTGTTCTGACTGAGAATGGGTTTGTGATGAGTAACACACTGGGTGACCAGCGCGTCTATGTAAAGGCGTGGTGAGGCCAGTTCATAGGGTATGGCTCGAGATTAATCACCTCTTCCCAGTGATCCTTGTACTGCTCCTGTGAAAACTTGAGCTTCAGTTCCTTCTGTGGAGCCTCCTTCAGTAGTTTCATATACTTGGGGATGAGTTCGCGTGCATTTGGAATGCACGAGATGAAGTGTACTATAAAGTCATCCTTGTGTGCAGTCTTGGCTCGGAATGACAAAAACCCATTGATCGAATGTTTACGATTCCACTCGTGAATCCAAAACTTGTCCAAAATACGGGGGTTTTCATGTAAAACACTATTCAGGATATCCTGATCGGTAAGCGCCTTATTATTACAGCTTTTACCAATCTCGATCATTTGTTGGAGGAAACTCTTGACCCAGTGTGTCTTCCGCATCATGTATACACCTCCATTGACTACACCGAATAGGCCGCAGTGCTGACCCAGAGGAATCTCTCGCATCATGATGATATCCTTGTCTTCTGGGCACTGGGTGGTCCAGTATGTCAGAGGGAGATCCATATTGTTTACTACCGCATCAGAGTCGACGTACAGGACCCACTCATACCCCTCATCAAAGCACTTGAGGATCCCGTCATATTTGAGAAAGTTGATGTTGACATCAGTAAGGGTCCAAGAGTCGATGAGAGTGTGGCCGTAGCCCCAGCGCTTCGCATACTCCTTATGAGTCTCGACGCACGGGCCCAGGAGCCGGGTATACTCCTCTCCAATATTCAGTGACAGGACACAAATTGAACTCATTAAAGATAAATGAACCTATTTGTTTAAATGGGTCGCAACGCCATCGTAACATTTACAATCGGTGAACGCTATGTCGAGACATTCAAGCAGTTCAAGCCGAGCTGGCAAAAGTACTGTACCAAGTATGACATTGATCTGATTGAGCTTCACGAGCCGCTCGTTCCTGAACTGACGGAGGGCAAGTACATCATTGCTCAGAAGATTTTGATTTGTAGCCAGGAGTGGTCAGCCAAGTATGACAAGATTGCCTGGATCGACTCTGACATTTACATTTCACCCAATGCCAAGAACATCTTCGATGCTGTGACGGAGGGGAAGATTGGCATGGTGAATGATGACCCTTACGGCGACTATGACTACCGCAAGTACACCTGGGAGAAGAAGGGTTGGGGGACAGACACTCCCGAGGATCTCCGCAACATCAATAAGTATCAGAAGGATTATGGCTTTTGGCGCGAGGACTTCAAGCAGTCTGGTATGATTGATTCCAATCCAGGTGTGATGGTGTTCCAGCCCAAGTATCACGCTGACTACCTCAAGGGTCTTTTTGACACGATGATTGAAAAGATCAAGGAGATTCCAGAGCGTGACGAGTTTGGTCGCCGTATGCACTTTGACGGCTGGGTTTGGTACTACTTTCAGAATGATGACAAGCTCGAGTTTATCGATCACCGCTTCAATATGGTCTGGCCCATCTACCGTACGATGCACTATGAGCCATTCGACACTCGCGAGGAGCTCATCATCCCCATGAAGAACTTTATCGAAAAGGCTTATTTTGTTCACTTTACTGACATGGAGGATGTTAGCGTGTTTCAGCACGTCAAGGATGTATTCCTTGAGGCTCCACCCACCAGTCTTATGATTCGGTACAAGGAGGGTACAGGTCTTCCTTGGCTGCTGTCAAAGTGGACACGAGCCAAGAAGTTTGAGAATATCTGGATCGTCACAACGAGCGACGAGGCCAATTACTTTTTGCAGATGGCTTATCCACGCCAGCAGTATGCTTGGCGTGTGCCCGAGTTTTACCAGATTGTGGACAAGGAGCCCGAGATTACTGGCCGAACCATCGTATGCGATTCAGACTGGATCGAGAATATTCCATATGACTACTTTGTAAAGCTGCAGGCGACGGATGTCAATGAGCACCCTGACAAGATCAGGGTAGTGGTACCCCCACAGGAGGCTTCAGCTTCGTCAGACCGTCCGAGTGAAGACCTCGTTCCAGATAGCTCTTAAAATCCTCAAATGACTGATGACTGTGCTTGGCATCCTTTGCGTGTGCATAGTTCTGAATCTTGTTCCAGACGTGCTTGGCATCCCCAAATGAGGACAGGTGCCAGCCAGCATGCAACGTGTGAGGGAACCTCCAGCGGTTGTCTCTGAAAAAATTGGGACCTAGTTTACGAAACTCGCGAGCCCGTGTAATAACAGTGCCAAACCATGGCTCACCATCAAACATATACTTCAGAGAGTACTCAAACATGTACATGTGAAGTGTGTGCGCAGACTTGATATCGTCCCAAGGAACCTTCTCGAGCATCGGAATCTCGTCCGCATCAGAAACCATAACCCATGCATCTTCAGGTACACCCTCCATACCCTTGAGAATACATTGACGCTGATACTTTTCACGCCCCCATGGGTTTTCATCAATTGGCATATCCTCGGCAATAACATGACGAATCCTGGGCAGCCACTCTGTATAGCGATGCTTATTCTCCTCAAAATAGAGAGGCTTTGGATTACCGTTATGAGTCACCTTGGACTCTACCAGAACAAAGAGATCTACGTAAGGGCTCAGCTTGCGTAGCCGAGTCTCAAGTACGTCGAGCTCATTGAAGAACATAAATGTGTCAACGAGCATTATATTTTAATGCAGTAAATTCTCTAAGTTTTGCCGAGTGGAAGAAACAACCCCCATAATCTCAGCGCGGACAAACTCAAGAGCGTGACAATAGATGACAGGAGTTGGTGTCTGGATGGATAGAAGAAGATTCCTAAAGTAAGTGGCATTAGTACCAGATATATGAGAAGCACCTTCAATCCTTAGAGCACCGTAAGCCGCTCGATGAGCTATGATGTACTTTTCAATTAGATTGCCAGAATCCTCATAGTACTTGCGAAGTACGCACACAGCTTCTGGCTTGGTCTCGTCAAACATCATATTGTAAACATTGATGCGCGAAATGGCAATCTGACTGATGAAACAGTCTGACATGTATTATATGTGCTTGTTTTCTTTAACATTTGAAAACACCGTAGAAGCACATCCCTGTACAGCCCTTCTCGTCGATATATTCCACTGTACCCTTGAGTCCAAGCCACTCCTCTAGGAGTTCCTGCTTGAGCTCGTGTGGGTGACCCTCATGTGGCGCAATATCAATCCACTCAAAGATTCTGATAAGCTTCCCGGCCCGACGAGCATTCTCAATAATCAGCTTGGGATCCTGGACATGCTGAAGTACATTATAGATCCAAACCTCATCCCATTGTTCGATATCAGTGATACTTTCAGCATTGGCCACATCGACATCGATACCCTTGCACTTATAGCGTTCCAGAGTCCATTCTGGATACCGGCTAGGATCAACAACCTTTCCAGCTCCTAGATCCCACGTCTTCAGGAGGAGTGACACTGGTCCACCCCCAATGTCAAGAATCTTCTTTCCCCGAACATTGATGTGGTCATTCTCAAACTTAAGACCCATACGGTTTGCGTAAACCATCTGCTTCGACTCTTCACCATACGTATTACAACAGTTTCCCCACCACTGAGCCTCAAACTCCATATACAAATATATCACTTCAAGTTTCTAAGCTTGTAGATGGTTGACTGAATAAGAGCAATGATCTCATCCTGGATGTTGCGAAGTGAAGGGTCCTGTGGAAGGTTCATTTCATTGATTGTCTTGAGCATCCCTGTGAAATACCCAAGTACACTCATTGAATTCCGGTTGATACCATTGTTCAAACCATTGTATTTATTAATCTTGCCGTACTTGCCCATGTAAACCTCAGCATAGCGATCAAGCAGAGGGACAATCCCGGTGTAATACGCCTCGAGAGCAGAGTGCTTCGAAAAGCTATTTGTCTCGAGGTGGTACACGTGAGCCTGTGTCCTGGACCGCATCAGCATTCCTATTAATCTCCCGGCACTCGACATTTATAAAAAGCGTACATTTTAAAAACCTAGGTTTCCAGTTGCAAGGGTTCCTATGCACAAAATCTCTGGTCAGGTATCATTCATGTCTGCTATTCGCGGTGACGTCCTCTGCTTCGAGCGCGCGCAGCCCGCCCCGGAACCATCATGCCTGAGCCGCACAGTCTCGACATACGGCCTCTCCAATCTCGAGTTCTTTCCTGTCAAGGATGAGCCGTATGTTGTCTGCTCGCGCTTCGACAATCTGATGGAGGTGGCGTCGGTGAAGGACCCTGAGCGGCCTATTGGCTGGGAGCTCATCTACCAGAGTGGCACGTACTATGCGCGAGTTGCGCAGTATGGCTTTGATCCGGTGGAGCTGCGAGTGACTGGGATTGGCAGGGCGAACGAAGTCCCAAAGCCTAAGACGGTGGGAAGCGTCATCAAGTTTATCAAGATGCAGTATGAAGAGCCTCAGATGGCTACGATCGAGGATACCAACTACGAGGAGGAGGATGAGGTGATGAGCAAGTTTGTGGGGCGGGGGGAGGAGACCAACCTCAAGAAGGTGGATCGCGAGCGGCATTTGCGCACCTTTCTCTCAAAGGAGTTTTCGTATGATGAAGTTCGTGAATTATTTGTGTAATAGATAGTAAATGAGTCGGTCTTATCAGATTCATGTTGATACATCGTCCGCCGTCTTTACTCAGACCAATCGTCCAGACATATCAGGTGACCCAATGCCAGCTAGAGTAATCTCGCAGCCAATCATCAAGAATGGAGGTAACCCTCTGGATATCTCTTACTTTCTGAGCCAGACACACAAGCGCCTCAGAAGAATCACTCTCAAGTCGGTGGAACTTCCCATTGGCTTTTATAACATCCGGGCACCCTACAATACTATTACAATCGATAGCATCAAGTACACCATCCAGGAGGGAAACTATACAATTGACAGCTTGATGAGTTCGATGAATGGTACGATTGGAATAGCTATCGGCCAGTTTAACGTCAACAAGATGTTGAACAAGATTACATTTGTACCGACAAGTCCTAACTTATCAGTTGCTTCATACGCTACAATTGGAGTGACTGTTCCTCTTCCCAATGACATGAGTATCAACATCCCATCTCTCGGATACTTTCTGGGTTTCACCGATGGTCAGTATGGTACAGAGGTGACTGCAACAAACTCCTACCTGATCAACTTTGACAATTACATCCAGATTCATATACCCTCTCTGGGTCGCTCGTCGCTCGAGAACACCAAGTGCACATTCAAGGTGCCCATCACCGTACCAAGCGGCGGTGTCGAGTTTTATCAGGAGCTGACTGGATTCAAGCAGACGGTTGAGGTGACTGATCGCAACATCTTGTTTGACCGCATCGATCTCCAAGTTC